CTTTATTCGTCCGAACGCTTTTTCACAATGACGGGTGACGTTTTCAACGAAGCCCCGATAGCCAATCGGCAGGAGCTAGCCCGCACGCTTTGGGAAGAAATGGGCAGGGTCAAAACGTCGCACGGTTATCAGCCGGTATTCGAGGAAAGCGAAAGCGACGAAGCTATCATTGAACGCGCCTTGAAAGCGGTCAACGGGGATAAATTCAAAAAATTGCTTGAGGGGCAATGGCCCGACGTTTATCCGTCGCAGTCGGAAGCGGATTTTGCCTTTGTCGATATGATTGCATTCTACACGCAGTCGCGAAATCAAATCACCCGCATTTTCCGCAACAGCGATCTAGGCAAGCGCGATAAGGCGCAGCGGTCGGATTACGTCGAATACATGCTGAATAAGGCTTTCGACAGAATTCTGCCCCCGATTGATATTGAAGGCTTGGCAAACGGTTTGACAGAGGCTATAGCGCGAAAGTCAGCCTGCGAAAGCGTTTTGGCTTCCGAAGCTGCGCATGGGGCAACGGCGGGGCAAGAGGCTTCAGCTTCAGATAGCAGCAATGAGATTGCGCTGCGCCCCGCCGCTTCGCCCGAACCAAGCCCCTACACCCTGCCCCCCGGCCTGCTAGGCGAAGTCGCGGCCTTCATATACCAAGCCGCGCCGCGTCAGGTTCCAGAGATAGCCCTAGCGGCTGCAATCGCCCTGATGGCTGGCATTACGGGTCGCGCTTATAACGTGAGCGGAACCGGCCTCAATCAATACGTGCTTTTGCTCAGTCAAACCGGCAACGGTAAAGAGGCTATGGCTAGCGGTATTGACAAGCTCATTATGTCAATTAAAGATGAGGTTCCTTCGGTTAAGGAATTCATCGGGCCATCTGAAATAGCTTCAGGACAAGCCCTGCTAAAATACCTATCTAAAACCTCGCACAGTTTCGTTAGCATAATTGGCGAGTTTGGCTTAAAGATGCAAACTTTGGCCGATCAACACGCCAATGCAGCCGACAAAATGCTTAAGCGAATGCTGTTAGATTTGTTCAACAAATCAGGCAATGGGCGAATTGTTCAACCTTCGATCTATTCGCAGAAAGAGAACAACACAGACCCAATCCTAGCGCCAGCCGTAACGCTGTTAGGTGAGAGTACGCCAGATACTTTTTATGGTGGCGTTGACGAAACCATTATCGCTGATGGTCTGTTGCCCCGCTTCACACTCATTGAATATAATGGCAAGCGCCCGCCGCTCAATCCGACACATGGCGAAGCTCAGCCTTCGGAAAGCTTGCGCAATGGCTTCGCTAACCTTATTGCGTATTGTTTGAAATTAAACAACGGTATCAACTCAAACCCGATTGCGGTAAATGTCCGCTTCACGACTGAAGCCGCGACCGCGCTTGACGATTTCAACGTGTATGCTGACGAACAGATTAACGGAACGAACGTTGACGTTATTCGCCATCTTTGGAACCGCGCCCACATTAAGGCTTTGAAGCTATCGGCATTGGTCGCTGTCGGTATCAACCCGTTTGATCCTTGCATTGATCTAGATGCGGCTAATTGGGCTATGCGGATTGTTCGCCATGACGTTTCACGGCTCTTTGATAGGTTCCAATCCGGCGACTTTGGAAAGGCTACGGAAGAAACTAAACAGGCGCATGAGGTTCGCCGCGTTATTAAGGATTATGTGTTAAAACCGATAGGCGATTTGAAAGCATATACCCACAATGAGAAAATGCACGCGGATAAGGTTATTCCATACGCCTATATAAACAAGAGGCTCGCTGCGGTTGCGGCTTTCCGTCTTGATAGAAATGGGGCGTCTAACGCCATGAAGCGAGTTATACAAATGCTTATAGATAGTGGATTGGTCGCCGAAATTGGTAAACTTCAAATGCAGAAGGATTATGAGACTACGCAAAAGGCTTATGCAATTCTCGATAAATATTGGCTGACGAAAAATGAATAGCTAACCCATTGAAAAGGCTATTAGAAAAGTGAATTTCTAATGCGTCTAATGATTTTTCTAATGGGCTAAGTGATTGAAATGTCTAGCATAAGCGCCGATTTTTGGGGGTCGTCTAATTCTAATGCTCTGTATTACACCCCTATAACCCCATACGCGGGCAGGCCATTAGAAACGTTAGAAACGTTAGAAATGGTCTTTTAGATACCATTAGATTATTAGATATATTAGAAATAGGAGGTATAGAGTAGAGAAATCAAGGGTTTGAGAAATCTAATGCCTGTTAGACCCGTTAGAGGATGACGCCATGCAGCGGAATGAATTCGTAAAGGTTATTGAATACGCTCAAGCTTATCTCAAAAGCGCGGGATGCGAGTTTGAGAAAGGTTTGCAAACGACGTATTACAATGATATGCAGCTTGAGTATGATTGCCGAATGTATGATGCAGCGCACAGCCTAAAGCGAGCATCGGAAATTCTGGCGAAAGCGGCTGCGGATATTGTGGGCAACACCAATGGCAAATGAGACACTACTAACCGCAGCTAGACGAATTGTCCGGTTCATTCGGATTGACGAAGCTAACGGCGGGCTGACAAGCCTAGACACCGTGAAGGCTTGCGAGACACTAGCCAAGATGGTTGAGGCTGAAGAAAGGAAAGTTAAAGCCAATGACAATAGCAGACCTACTTGACAAACACTACGATGACGTTCAAATCGTAGTTATGTTTATGATGTTTGCCCTAGCGGCTTATATCGCATCTATATATTATAGGGACTGGGAATGAGAACGCTTGATATGAATACTAACGAGATTGTTGAGATTGTCGAAGTTAAGCTAGATCAATTCGGCTTTGATATGTACGGGCAGTTTTTCGGCGAAGGTCCGCGCCTGTGGAATGCGCTAGGCTCAACCATTGATCTATACATTCGGGCTAACACATACGAGACTGCTAAGCAGAAGGTCGTTAGCATGTTTCCCGACGCAATCATTTACACAGGGGCTTGATATGTTCAATTTGGCGAATTGGGTGACGGCTTTGTTAGTGTGGGCAATCATTTTCAGGGTGTGCGGTATGATAAGCGTTGCCGCATTCTTTCTGGCGTTTGCCCTCATTCTCATTCCGCCGCTTTTGCTGAAATTATTTTGCCAGAGGGGTTGACGAAGTTTCGCAGACGTGAGATAACGTAGTCACTGAAGCGGAGTTGAGCAAATGACCAAAGACCTAAACAAAGCTGTTGACATGGTTTTCGAGTTCATCGCCGAAGGTTGGGACTTTGTTGATGCAGTCGCCAGAGTCAGCAAGATCACAGGATGGTCAAGAGCTAACCTGACGCGGGAATATGACAAGCGCTAACCAAAAAGCCCCGGCGAAATCCGGGGCTAACTTTCTTTAAAATAACTCTTGACGTAGCCAAGGCGATATGCGAGAAAAAGTCATCGAACGAAGCGGAGTAACGAAGATGACAAAGCGGGAAGAATACGAAGCTTTGCTAGCTAAATACGAAGTCGCTAAGCAGGCTTCGCGCGCTAATCGCAATGTTGAAACTATGACAACCTCACGCAATGCGAGCCTAGAGCTTTCCCAATTCATCGCAGCTAATCCGGCTTTTGCGCCTAAGCGTTCGGGCTATGCTAGTAAAGCTGGAAAGCGTCAAACTGCTGAGCGTCGTAATAGCTAATTCGAGAGGCGGCTAATCAACCGCCCCAATTCAAAGGACTAATTCATCATGGCACAGCTTAAAATCGGCGGAAAGCGCAAAGAAGTTGAAGGCCAAGTTTCAACAAGCGCAAGCGCATTCGGGGAAGAGAACGGCTATTCGCGATTTTCTATAACGCTGAGAGAGGAAGGCGAATTCGGAAAGTCAGACAGCCGTTATCACAGGCTTGCACTCAGCCGCACGGAAGCCGAGTACGTTGTTAGGGCGTTTCAAGATTCACTTGGCGTAACCTTGGACAAGTTCGGTCTACCGATCCGCAACCGTTAATCAAACCTTTCGCATAGGGGTTATTCTAATGGCTCGCAAGCCCACATTCCGCAAATCCGCCGCTATCGTCGCTGCGCTGCGTGACCCGACGCGCACAAGCCGGTTTCTCGCGCTACAGCTTGTCGCCAGCGGCTATCTCACGGTCTGCCCTGTCCACCTAGCCAAGCGGGGCAGACCGGCCCACAGCTACGCCCTGACGGGCAAGGCGCGGGGCTTGCTCGCGCTCGCTGCGAATTGGGGCAAGCGTAACCATTACCTAAGACAAAACCTTAAGCCGGTTGCCGTTGACAATGCCGAAGTTACCCGCTATGAGTTGGCGGCTTGAAAGGGGTTATAGGCATGTTCGCTATCATTTATAAACTCACGTCAAAAAGCCAATGGACTGTGCATTCGCGCCTTTATAAATCGAGTGCTGATGCTGAAGCTTCAGTTAATAAGAAATGCTTACCTACGCATTCCCGTCATGCAATTGTTTGGGTTGAAATGCCGGATTGATCTAACCCGGCTGCGGTCTAAAGCCGCAGCCTAACGGGGGTTACGCAAATGTATGTTTATTATTTTCAAGGCGTGGTTCGTTCAAGAGCTATACGAAGCGCATATGCGCCGGAACAATGGGATTACACAAACGATGCTTTCCCCTCGATATGGCGCGTTCCGAATGCGCCGGGCGATTGGTCAACGGAGGATTAAAGTTATGTATGTTTACTATGCTAATATTTCGGGTAGCGGGATTTTATTCACGTTGCCATGTGCGCAATACTTACTCCCCGAAGCATGGGGCTGTTTTCGCGTTCCGAATGCGCCGGGCGATTGGTCAACGGAGGATTAAAGTTATGTATGTGCACTATTTTGAAAGTCGAGTTGACGGGACTTTTAATACCGTGGCTGAAGATAGCGAGCCTTGGCTTTGCGATTATGAAGACGACAGTTTGCATAATATCTGGCGTGTGCCCACTCTAGACTGGAACTGCGAGGATTAAATATGGAAACCTTCTGGGTATTCGCCGCAATCTTAATCGGGCATGTTATCATGTTCGTTCTCGGCTACTATATCGGCGAAGCTAATTACATTGAAGGAAAGAATGCCTCTGATGACTACGATAGCTATTAATCAAAAATATATTATATTGTATCAGGTTATTAACGAAGGGTTAAAGCAAAAATATTGGTTAGCTTACGCCAAGATATTCGAGGATAAGGATAAGGCGATTGCAGTAGCTAAAGAGCTTTTCTCACACTGGCAAATTGTCGCAGCCCCGTTTGACGCACACGCAAAGGCGCTATCGTAATGTTAGACCCTGAAGCCTACGCGGCTAAAGGAACCGAACACGCTAATCAGGTCGCGCTGTTCATGTGGGCGTCAATGCCCGATCAACAGCGCGACTTTCCGCAGTTGCGGCGCATGTTCGCCATACCTAACGGCGGGGTTAGAGATAAGATTACCGCAGCTAGATTGAAGGCTGAAGGCGTTAAGTCTGGCGTTCCCGACATTTGCTTGCCCGTAGCCCGCCACGGTTGCCACGGTTTATTTATTGAATTAAAGAGGCCGAAGGCAACCGGCTTGACGAAGGGCGTTAAGTCTGCCAATCAAGGCGAGTGGATCGAAGCTCTACGCGCCGAAGGCTTTGGCGCTTGTGTCTGCTACGGCTGGCAAGAGGCTGTAGCTGTTCTGAAGGAATATCTTAAATGAATTCAATTTCACCTGAGCTTGTCGAAGCTGCAAAGCAGGCTCAAACCTACACAGACACAGAGCGGCTTAACTTTATCGAAGGCGGTGGCTGTATCAGTATGCAGGTCGAAGGCGACCGCGAGTTCTGGGTTGGAAGCCACTTCAGCAACGATATAATGTGCGTTCACAGTTCATTCCGTGGCGTTATAGATGCTATGATTGCCATAACTAAGAAGCTCGCAAACTAAGGTGTTCAAATGCTAGACAATACGAATAGACGCCCGCTTGACGTAATCGTTACCGTGTTCGACCTGAAGCTTAGCGAAGAAATTCGACGCCACGAATTCAACTATCACAGCCCGAACAGACGGGCTTGGTTTCTTAAGCTGTGCGTTTGGGCTTGGTCGAATGGTCATTCCGTCGAAGTGTTCAACAAAGCTGACGAAAGCTTAGCAGAGGGTTGATTATGTCAAACATTATGCAGACCGTTGCGGCTGGCGTCCTAGAGCGGGCTAAGCCGGGTATGATCCCGGAAAACTTGCTTTACAGCGATGCAATGACGGAAGCCGAAGCTATACTAGATAAGTTGTTTTGGCAGGAAACGCTAGAGCAACAGCCGATTGCCCCGCTCATTACGGCATTGCGGCGCAAGCTACTGCCCACAACGATAAACGATATACGCGAAACAATCCTTTGCACGCAGGAAATAGGCGACCATAAGGGGGCTGTTCAACTCGAATTCCTTTTGAATTATTATCTAGAAGCCCACAAGCATTTGGAAAAGGTGTTACCATGAAGACGGAACGCGGCGACGATATTGGTGTGATTAAACTAGCGGAAGACAAAGGAATTGCGATAGTTGTTAACGACATTACAACTATTGTAACGCTCAGCGAGTGGGCGCACATGCTAGCCAATCCGCAATTCATGCTAGCTAAGCAATGGAAGCCGAAGCCATGACGGGCGAACTTCAGGGCGCAGCTAAAACCGTCAATGACGGGGTAAGCAAAGGCTTTGCTAATGGCGTGGCATTCATGTTAGGCGACAGAGTGCGCAAGCGCAGCGGCTCGCAATGGGAAGGCTTCGTTGTGGGCTACTATTCAACGAAGCTGACGCACAGGGGGGTTTGCGTCGAAAGCTGCATTCACAAAGGCTCTGTTCAAATCTATCCCGAACACGCCTTAATTTTAGTTAAATCGGCAATGGATTTACCGCGCTAAGGCGCTTGACATTGCCGAAGCGATTTCGTAATCAGGGTCAAGCGCAATTCCCTAGCGCCCAACGGATTGAGGTTCCAAATGGCTAAGAGTACTAAGAAGATTGATACTACCTCGACTACTGCCCCCAAGGTTGCGCCGGTCGCCTTGGTTCCGAATTTGACGAAGCTCGCGGCGCTTGTTAATGCCACCATTCCGGGCGGCTTTCTCTATGTTCCCGCCGACGATGTTGATCTTATTGTGTTGACGCAGCTTAAGCTCGCTGATACGAACGAAGCTCTTAAGGACGAAAAAGGCAATATTGCCGCAAAGGCCACAAAAGAAGGTATTACTTATATGTCGCTTCAGTCTATGCCGGAAGTTCTCCCGGTTCCGACCCCCGCCGCGATTGTCGCCGCGAAGGTTGCATCTTCGTCTAACTTCGCCATCGACGATAACGTGGCGTTGCCTACGATTAAGCGCGGCGGCGCAGGTCGCCAGCCTACGTTCCCCTTTGAGGCGCTTGCAGTTGGGCAGTCTTTTCATGTTCCGGTTAGCGACGAACGCCCGGAACCGGCGAAGACGCTAGCCTCTACGGTTAGCTCGGCGAATGCTCGCTACGCTAAAGAAACTGGCGAGTTCGAGACGGTTACTGTTTCGGAATACCAGACCGATACTAACGGCAAGCGTGTCAAGACGGGCGGGCATTACGTCAAGATCGGGGAAAAGACGATTACCCGCGCCATTACAACGCAGGATAGGGAGTTCGTGTTGCGTTCGGTTGGGGCTGATGACCCGCGCGGCGCAGGCGCTCGCGTGTTCCGGCTTCGCTAAGCAACACGCGGCCTAGCCGGTTCCCACAGCGGCTAGGTTAGCCCCTTGCGAGGTATCCCCTTGCAAGGGGCTTTTGTTTGTCTGCAACATGGTCTATACGTCGCACATTGCGGGGCGTTGCTATGGCCGATTTTCAGAAGTCATTAAAACGAATTTTAGCTTACGAAGGCGGAAATGCAAACAACCCGAATGATCCGGGCGGGCGAACTTCGCGCGGAATTACTCAAGTTGTTTATGACCGTTGGGCAGACAAGCATAAAGTAAGTCGCGGCGACGTTTGGCTAGCGTCGGATGCAACCATTGCCGCGATCTATAAAGAGAATTACTGGAACCGTATCGACGGCGAAAAGTTACCTGAAGGTGTGGCGCTTTGCATCTTCGACGCAGCCGTGAACAGCGGCTTGGCTCAAACCGCGAAATGGGTTCAACGCTCACTTAAGATCAAGGTTAACGGCGACTTCGGCCCTGCTACGATTGACGCGGTTATAAGCTGCGTTGACCAAGTTCAATTAATTAAAGATATTTGTTCGCGCCGCTTGGCTATGCTGCATTCGCTCCCGACTTGGAAACACTTTGGCAAAGGTTGGCTCAGCCGGGTTAGATCGGTTCAAGCCATGTCAATATATGACGCAGCCAACGTTAAGCCCGAACCTACGCCAATTGATCCGCCAAACCCTACGCCGAAAGCTCAGATTGAAACCAAGGCCGCGCCGATAGATCAGAGCGCGCCTATCGCTACGGTCGCAGTCGGCGGGGTTGGAACCGTCATCGCTTCAGCTGCAACCGGCCTTCCTGACGCTATCGACAAGCTCAGCCCCCTGACAGTGGTATGGCCGCACGTTGCCGAGCTATGCGCGGCTCTGACGGTCATTAGCGTGGTTGCATCGCTGTATGTGAGCTTTAAGCACAAGCAGCACGAAGCCATTATGAACGGTTCGGCTCAAGCTACAGTGGAAGGTTAGCCATGTTCGGAACCATACTCGCAACCGTGCTTTCCTTCGCTTCGCCCTACTCGGCTGTTATTGTGGGCATAGCTAAGCAAATCAACTGGAAGATTGCCGCGCCTTGTATCGTAGCCGTTGGGATGCTTGGTTTTGCCTATTACAAAGGTTACAGCGAAGCTCAGCAAGCCTATATCGCGCAAGGGCTGGCGCAGCAAGTTGCCGAACTTAAAGCGGAAACCATTAAATTGAATAATGCCCGCGTCGATGCTGAAAAGAAGTCAATGGATATTGACGCAGCCAATTTGCAGTTGCAACACAAGGTTTCGGAATATGTCGCCTCAGTTGAGAACTCTAGCCGTAAGGATGGCGCTTGCCGTTTGTCTCGCGCTGATCTTAGCAAGCTGCGCAACCTCGCAAATTGAACCTATCAAAGCAGTTTACCCCGCCCCGCCTGCTTTCATGTCACCCGTTGCTGTGCCAGAGTTGAGTTTAAGTGAGAACGCCAAAGCGTCTTTGGCGAAACATCGCGCAGCCTTGATTAACGCTAACAACAATTTAAGACAAAGCCGTAATTGGTATTTGAACCTTGCAAAATAGGCTGCATGTTATGAACAAGGAAAACCCCTCTTTCCCATTTGAGCTTGAGAATATCATAGCTTCTACGGTAAAGAAAACTTTGTTAGAGTTGGGGCTTGATACTACAGACCCTATCGAAATTCAAAAAGACTTTGCGCATTTGCGGGGCTGGCGTGAAGGTACAGAAGAAATAAAGCGCAAAGGCTTTCTAACTGTTGTAGGCGTTGTCGCGGTTGGCTCGCTTGGTCTGTTTTGGACGGCGTTTAAAGCTTCCTTGCATTAACTCAACGATTATATTATGCCACAGCTATGTGGCAGTCTGAGCAAAAGGAAAAGGAAGCGTTCGCGGCGGCTTGGCTTCGCGAACCCGACGCTTTCAAAGCGGCTGTTGCCGTTGTCGGCGCTTCTAATGCGGGGCGGGCGCTTCAGATCGCAGCGACTTGGGTTTTCGATGACTACGTGCTACAGCACAAAGCCGACTTAAAAGAAGAATTCGGCGAAGATTATTTCCTTCCCACAAAGGCCGATACAGCGCGCAAGGCGCTTGAAGTTTTCGATACAATGCGCGATGGCGAAACTAAGCTGAAGGCGTTGCGCCTTTACGCTGAAATCATGGGCCATATTGCCAAGCCGGAACAACTCGGCAAGATCGGAAACGGAATTGTTGCGATCCCTGTAAGTGATTTGGATGCAAAGCTATGAAAACGAAATGGCTAAATAATCAGTTGGGTTTCATCGGCTGTTATACTCTCTGTTTTAATGAGCTTCAATATAGACGAATAATGACGGAACTTAAAGTGCCGTATCCCAGTAAATACAAAAGCGTAAATGAAACAGCTAACGCTTGGGTTAAAACTTTTGTTAATGCAAGAGGTTCACAGACATTTCTAGTTTGCATTGACGAAAAGCATTTCTTAACTAAATCCGTTCCCGAAATGTGCGGATACATGGCTCACGAAGCTACGCACGTTTGGCAACAGTCATGCGACCACATAGGCGAGCACAGCCCTAGCATAGAGTTTGAAGCGTATTGCATAGGTCATATTACCGAACAACTTGTGTCAGAGCTTTTCAATCATAAATTTAAACGATTGGTAAAATGTCAATTGCCATCAAGCCGGAAGAAATAAAGCCGTTAATTAAGCTAACGGCGAAGCAGCTAGAAGCGCAAGGCATACTCACAAGCCTTTCGACCTATCTTATGCTGTTTGGCGGCTCGCGCTCTGGCAAGACATTTTTGCTAGTGCGCAATGTAGTCATGCGCGCTATGAAAGCGCCCGGTTCCCGTCATGTCATCCTGCGATTTCGCTTTAATCACGTCAAGCAATCCGTAGTTTTAGACACTTTTCCTAAAGTAATGGCGCTATGCTTTCCGGGTGTATCCTACAAGCTTGACAAACAAGATTGGTATGCAACTTTTCCTAACGGCGCTGAAATATGGTTCGGCGGGCTAGATGACAAAGAGCGCACGGAGAAAATTCTAGGCAACGAGTATATTACAATATATCTAAACGAATGCTCGCAGATTTCTTGGATTGCATTCGGCCTTGTAGTCACCCGCTTAGCTCAAAAGGTGATGCAAGTCATCGAAGGAAACACTGTTACGCCGTTAATTCCTCGCATTTACTTCGATTGCAACCCGCCGCGCAAGTCTCATTGGACCTATCAGGTTTTCGTTAAGAAGATTTCGCCTGATACGAAGGAACCGCTGTTAAATCCCGACAATTACGCATGTATGAAGCTTAACCCGGCTGATAACAAAGATAATTTGCCGGATCATTACATAGGAACGCTTGCCGAGCTTCCGGCTAGGCTTCGTCGGCGCTTCTTAGATGGCGAATTCGGCGATGACGCCCCCGGCGCTCTATTCTTGGACGAATGGATAGACAAATGGCGAGTTGAAGACGGTAGAACACCCGACTTTGTGCGGGTTGTTGTTGCTGTTGATCCTTCAGGCGCAGACGATATAGACAACGCCGATAACGACGAAATAGGTGTTGCGGTTGTCGGGCTAGGAACTGACGGCAACGCCTACGTTATGGAAGATTTGACACTTAAAGCAGGGCCGGGAACTTGGGGTAAGGTCGCGGTCGAAGCCTATATGCGCCACAAAGCCGATTGCGTTGTTGCAGAGACAAACTTCGGCGGCGCTATGGTTCAACAGACGATTAGGGTAGCTGCGGCGGCTGCAAAGGCTATCGTGAACTTCCGGGCGGTTACAGCTTCGCGGGGCAAGGTAGTGCGTGCTGAGCCGTTCTCGGCGCTGTATGAGACTGGCAAAGTCCGGCATGTCGGGCGGTTCGTCAAGCTAGAGGAAGAATTGAGCGGCTTTACAACGTCAGGCTTTGTCGGGGCGAAGTCACCTAATAGGGCCGACGCGCTAGTGTGGGCATTAACCGCACTATTCCCGATGATTACGAAGCCGAAAGACAAACCGGCTGAAAAACCAATTCCGACAATCAATCATTACAACCGAAAGTCTTTAAATCATGGCTAAGTTCGATACACAAGCCTATATCGACCTTCATTCCGAAGCTCTAACAGAGTTTGACAAAGTTCAAAGCGCATTGCGTGATGAAAGGATGCAATGCCTACAGGATAGGCGCTTTTATTCTATTGCTGGCGCGCAATGGGAAGGGCCATTAGGTCTACAGTTTGAGAACAAGCCTAAGCTTGAAATTAATAAAATTCATTTGTCTGTCATTCGTATTATCAACGAATACAGGAACAATAAGATTTCGGTTAATTTCGTTCCGAAGGACGGAACAACCGGCGGAAGTCTTGGCGATACTTGCCAAGGGCTTTTCCGCGCTGATGAACAGGATAGCGCCGCAGACGAAGCCTATGATAACGGTTTCGAGGAAGCTGTAGGCGGCGGCTTTGGCGCATTCCGTATGCGTGCCGATTACGAAAACGAAGAAGACGAAAGCGACGAAAAGCAGAAGATATTTATTGAGCCAATCTTTGACGCGGATAGCTCAGTATTCTTTGACGTTGACGCTAAGCGGCAAGACAAGCGCGACGCGAAAAAGTGTTGGGTGTTGTCCTCCATGTCGCGGGCGGCTTACGAAAAGGAATACGGCGAAGCGCCCGCTTCGATGCCTAAGCATATTCATCAAATACAATTTGATTGGCTGACCCCTGACGTTGTTTACATTGCAGAATATTACGTTGTCGAGAAAGTGGCGCAGACGCTTATCAGCTACAAAGGATTGAGCGGCGAAGTTCGCACTTTCGACGAAGATGATCTAGACGCGGAAAAGAAAGCCGAGTTGAAGCAGACCGGCTTTACGAAGTCTAAAACTCGCAAGATCAAAAAGCAGAAAGTTCACAAATACCTGATTAGCGGAACGGGTATTCTTGAAGATTGCGGCCTTATTGCTGGCAAGAATATCCCGATTATCCCGATTTATGGCAAACGATGGTTTATTGACAACGTTGAACGTTGCATGGGCCATGTGCGCTTGGCTAAAGACCCGCAGCGCATTAAGAACATGCAAATGTCTAAGCTTGCTGAGATTGCGGGTTTGTCTTCCATTGAAAAGCCTATTTTCACGCCTGAGCAAATGGCGGGCCATGCTGTTCAATGGTCCGAAGATAATACGCAGAATTACCCGTATTTGTTGCTCAACTCTATCAAAGACGATAGCGGCCAACCTATTCAAAATGGGCCGGTTGCTTATACAAAGGTTCCAAGTATTCCGCCCGCTATGGCCGCGTTGCTTCAGACCGTAGAGCAAGACATTCAAGACATTCTAGGTAATCAAGAGGCTGGCGAAGAATTGCAAGCTAACCTCTCTGGCGTAGCTGTTGAGCTAGTTCAACAGCGGCTTGATATGCAAACTTATATCTATATTTCCAACTTTGCTAAAGCCATGAAACGGGCTGGCGAGATTTGGCTAGATATGGCTAAAGAGATTTATGTTGAACAGGATAGGAAGCGCAAGACTATCGGCGAAGATGGTAAAGTAGGATCAGTGACGCTTATGCAGCAAAACGTTGACGCGGATACGGGGGTTCCGAAGCTTACGAATGATCTAAGCGAAGCTGACTTCGACGTTACGGCGCTTCCGGGTCCGACTTCGGCAAGCAAACGTTCGTCAATCAATAAAATCCTTATGGCGTTGCTTCCGATCATTCAAGACCCGACAACGTTGCAAATCATCATGTCAATGATTATTATGAACTTGGAAGGCGAAGGACTAGGCGAAATTCGCGACTACTTCCGCAAACAGCTTGTCACTATGGGCGTTGTCAAGCCTACGCCAGAGGAACAACAGCAACTTAAGCAGGATCAAGCCGCAGCGGCGCAGCAACCGCCTTCGGCTAATGACCAATTCTTGATAGCTTCGGCGAACCAAGCCAATGCTGACGCAATGAAGTCTCAGGCCGATACGGTAAAGAGTGCGGCGCAAGCTGAGCTAGCTAAGGCGCAAGCTATGCAAATTCTCTCGGATATTAAAGCCGGGAAGATTGAGCAAGCTTTCTCGGCTATTGAGGCGCTTCAAAACGCGGCGCTTGGACAACAGACGGCGCAGCAAGGGCAGCAAGACGCGCAACAGAACGCGGCGCAATCTGCGGCTGAGCTTGCCCACACTCACGCCAAGATTGCTCAAACGAACGCCCAAACGAATGCGATAAACAACCCGCCGCCCGCGCAATAATGGCTTGCGGTAACGGGGTTGTGGGTATATGGCGGCAATAGGGTTTCCGACTATCCTCAAAGTCGAGTTTAAAGGCGAGTGATTATGGCTATTGAAACGGCAGACGACGAAACCGTTATTAGTGGAATTCCCGGCGAAGTTGAAGACGAAACGACGGAAGACGAAGCAAAACCTTCTGGCGTAGCTACTGAAGACGAAGCCGAAGAAGACGACGAAGTTACAGTTTCAATCGGGGAAGACCCGCCATCTTCCGAAGAAGACGAAGCAACCGCCCCGACTTGGGTTAAGGATTTACGCAAGCAACAGAAAGAGCTTACTAAGCGCAATCGCGAACTAGAAGATCAACTTAAGCAGCTTGCCCCACAGGCTAAGCCGGTTGAGTTGGGGGCTAAGCCCACACTCGAAACTTGCGAATATGACGCCGAAAGGTTCGAGACTGAGTTAACAGCATACCATGACCGAAAGCGGCAAGTAGAGAACGAAGCCGCTAACAGGGAAAGGGAAGTTGAGAACTCTAAGAAAGCTTGGCAGGGAACTTTAACCGAATACAAAGACAAGTCGGAAAAGCTTAAGGTAAAAGACTTCAGCGACGCCGAAGACTTTGTTAAGGATACTTTGTCGGTAACACAACAAGGTATTATTTTGCAGGGTGCAAAGGACGCAGCTTTAGTTGTGTATGCCTTGGGTAAGAATAAGGCGAAAGCTTCAGCATTAGCCAAGATTGCAGACCCGATTAAGTTTGCTTTTGAAGTGGCGCGACTAGAGAAAGATTTGAAAGTGTCCACTAAGAAAGCCCCGCCGCCTGAGAGAGTTATCCGCAACGGCGGAACGCCGCTTAGCGGCGGAAATAGTGATCGAACCCTAGAACGCTTGAGGGCTGAAGCTGACAAAACGGGCAATTACTCTAAAGTTGTTGCCTACAAAAATCAGTTGAAGTCCAAGGGCTAACCCCTTTGAGGCTTGAATATTATGGCTAACGCATTTTCCAAAGAAGAAAGAGTTGCATTCGAGAACATCCTTGAAGGCTTTCAGGATGCACTCGTTTTGTCTAAGCAGATTTCGGTTTATTCAACCGACATGAACGAAATGGAGCGTTCGGGCGATATTATTTGGCGTCCGCAGCCCTACATTTCGCAGTCGTTTGCGGGCATGGATCAGACCGCGAATTTCCGCGACTACGTGCAGCTTTCGGTTCCGGCTACGCTTGGTTTCTCGCGTTCTGTCCCTTGGATTTTGGACGCTAAGCAGCTTCGCGACGCCTTGCAGGAACAGCGTCTTGGCGAAAGCGCACGTCAGAAGCTCGCTTCCGATATTAACCTTGCCGTTAATAACGTCGCGGCTTTCTACGGTACGCTTGTTGTTAAGCGCACGGCTGCGGCAACCGGCTACGATGACGTTGCTCAGTGCGAAGCGATTATGAATGAACAAGGTATCATGTTCAATGATCGCAGCTTGGCTTTGTCAACCCGCGATTATAACAACATGGCGAGCAATCTTGCGGGTCGCCAGACCATGCAGGGCAAGCCGGTAGGCGCTTACGAACGCTCGTTTGTGGGTCAGGTTGCGAGCTTCGACACGTTCAAGCTTGACTACGCCCCGCGCCTCGCTCTTGCGGCTGGCGTTACTGTTACGGTAAACGGCGCTAATCAGTATTATACGCCCCGCGCGGTTTCGACTGCGACAACTGGCGAGACTGCAAACGTCGATAATCGTTTCCAGACGATCAACCTAACGGTTACGTCTGGCGCGGTTAAGGCGGGCGATAGCTTTAACCTCGCTGGCGTCAATGCGGTCCACCACATTACGAAGGTTGATACGGGTCAGCTTAAGACGTTCCGCATTGTCGGGCAGGTTTCTGGCACGGCTGGCGCGACTGGCGCGTATCAGATTTCGCCCCCGATTATCAGCAACGGTGGCGGAACTGACGCGGAAGCTGAGTATCAGAATGTTACGGCAACCCCGGCTTCCGGCGCGGCTGTGACTTGGCTGAATACTGCAACCGGCTACATGAACCCCTTCTGGCAGAAGGACGCGATTGAGATTTTGCCGGGTCGGTTCGCTGTGCCGTCTGATGCGGGAACTGCGGTAATCCGCGCCAGTACCGATCAGGGCATTGAGCTTGTTATGCAGAAGTTCTACGATATTAACACCATGAAGACGAAATATCGTCTTGATACCCTATACGGCGTTGTTAACAAGCAACCCGAAATGAGCGGTATCCTTCTGTTTAGCCAGCCGTAAGCGGCTTAAGTTAGGGGCGGTTAATCCGCCCCTTTTGGCATTTACCCCTTTAAGGATTTACGAAAATGTCTTCAGTTATTGGACGGCTTGGCTCTGTCACGCTTTCGCTCTTGGCGGGGCAGTCTATCGCGGTTGGATCATACGGGCCGGGTTCGGCTAAGATTTCGACCGCGGCTTTTATCAACAATCAGCTAAACCCGATTTTTGCCTTTAACTCTTACGTTACTAATGCTTCGACGTACATTACGTTTGCGGCTGCAACTTGGGTTTTGATCGAAGCATCGAATGGCTGCGAATGCGAGTATGATTTCGGCGCTCAGCCCGCACTTGTCGATAACCCCTTCGCGGTGGCGGCGGCTGTGGCGGCTCACGCGGGCGGCGGGCAAGGTTCGGCTACGCCCCTGACCGGCAACATCAACCGCGTGACAACGGTAGCGAGCGCGGGCGATAGCGTGCTTTTGCCGCCCGGTATTGTGGGCAAGCGGGTTAACGTCTTCAACGGCACGGCTACGAACTCCCTAAACGTGTTCCCGCAGACTGGCGAAAGCATCGCTAACGGCGCGGCTAACGCGGCCTTTGCCGTAGCGGCTGCGAAAGGTGCTGCGTTTGAGTGCGTGTCAACCGGCCTTTGGAACGTGATTTTAAGCGCCTAATTTATTTTGTTTAAGCTAGGGGGAAACCCCTAGCTTTGGAAGGAATTAGGTTATGATTAAGATAACGGGTTTAATTTATTCCGGCGGCGCTTTACTAGACATTGGAACCATTAAAGAATTCGACGCCATCACGGAAGCGCAGTTTGTCGCTACAGGCAACGCAGCTTTTGTTGATACGGGCGGAAGTTATCTTAAAACGAACGTTATCACGTTCAATTCAAGCGGGATTTACGTTCCGACGAACCTTGCAACTAAGGTTGACGTTTACCTTATGGGCGGCGGCGGCGGCGGCGGCGGCGGGGGGCGAACGCCAAGCGGTACGGCCATGTCAGGCGCAGCGGGCGGCGCTGGCGCGGGTTCCAACTTCGGCACGTTCATGCCATCGCAAATCGCGCCACAGCAAACGGTTACGGTAGCAGCGGGCGGCGCGGGCGGCTTAGCCGCGTCGGTTGACGGTACAAGTGGCGCGCAAGGCGCAGCGGGCGGCAATTCGACGTTCGGAACCCTTCTGACCGGCTTCGGCGGGGGCGGCGGCGGCGGCGGGCTTAGCGCCATCACTTCAGGCGGCGGCGCGGGCGGCGGGCCAATTGGCGCGGGCGGCTCGGCTACAGGCGGTGGTACGACGGGCGGCGTAGCTGCTACGTCAGGGGCGGGAGGCGGCGGCACGGGCGCAGCGGGCGTGACGGCGAACGCAATGTTCTGCGGTTCGGGCGGCGCGGGGTCGTCGGCTGTAGGCGCGGCGTTCAACGGTGGCACGTCCGTTTTTAGCGCGAGCGGCGGCGGCTCAGGGGCGGGGCTTGCGGCTACCCCGGCCGCAATCAATGGCGGCTCTGGCGCTTCGGCTATGGTTGCTAACAGCGCGCTCGGCGGGGCTGGCGCGGGCGTCAACGGCATATCGGCTTCGATGGCTACTCGCGCCCTCAACATGCTCGCAGGAACAGGCGGCGCGGGCGGCGCAAGCGGTCTAACGGGCGGCTTCAACGGGGGCAACGGCGGCTCATACGGTGGCGGCGGCGGGGGCGGCGGATCAACGCTCAACACATTTGCGGCGGGCAATGGCGGCAATGGTGGCAACGGCATTGTAATTATTGTGGAGTATTTCTAATGCGCTGCGCTCAAATTTCTAGGTGATTACGCCATCGCGTGCAAATCTAATTTTGCTAGGTCAATAGAACGTAAGAGGCTAGGAAATGTCTAACGACACTATGCTTTATAAGTACCCCGGTAGCTACGCCATTCATGGCGGAAACTTCGATTACGTCATCGTTGACGCGGATACCCCCGCGTTCGAGCTAGCGCAGTCTGAGGGCTGGAAGTTGACGACAACCGAAGCGCGGGCGCAGTATGACGCCGATCAGGCCGCTATGGCTGCGGCTGTTGACGCACAGGGCGTTGCGCAGCCGGTAGCGCCGACGAAGGGCAAGAAAGCCCCGCCCGCCCCTCCCGTTGAAACCCTGCCCCCTCCGCACGCTTGGTAATTGTGGGCAACATAGGAACTTAAAATGACGGCTCAGGAAAGATTTGACGCAGCTTCGGTCAATCTCAACACGGCGCTTGCCGCTGTGTTGAATAAAGTCAAGGCGTATGGCGCTCTTGACGGGGTTGAAGCCGAGCTATCGCAGGCTAAAGCCGCGCTTGCTCAGGCGGAAACCGATAAAGCGGCTTTGGCCGCAGCCCATGAAGACGCACTTAACCGCGTTTCGGCATGGGCGGAAAATGCCTTGACTACTATTAAGACGATTGTTCCGACTATCGCCTAAGCTTAAGGGCTAACGTTATGAGCTATACAAAAGCAGATATAGTGTCGCAAGCCTTGGAAGAAATCGGCTATGCATCCTATATTTATGACGTTATGCCCGAACAGCAAGAAAGCGTTATGCGCGTTCTAGACGCTATGTTTGCTACGTGGAATGATAAGGGAATTCGCGTAGGCTATGCTTCGTCATCTTCCGTCAACGGTTCATCTTTAACCACAGTTATCCGCATTCCTAACGGCGTATTTGAAGCGGCTTACACTAACTTAGCTATTCGTATTGCCCCGCGCTTCGGCAAGACGGTTACAGCCGAGACTAAGCGGGCGGCTCGCGAAGGCTACGAAGTTTTGTTGAAGGCTGTAGCGCAGCCAATCGAACAGCAATTCCGTAGTGAAATGCCGGTTGGGCAGGGCAATAAGCCTTGGCGGCGCACTAATCAGCCATTCGTCAATGCGCCAGACGAAGCCTTAGAAGCCGGAACCGATAACTTACTTGAATTTGAATAGGGGCTAACTATGGCTGTTGCAATTAGCGGTTTAACTTCAGTTGATACGGTTGCCGATGGTGACTTGTTTCCGCTGTTTTCGCAGTCAATGGGCGGAACCGCTGCGGCGGCGGCTTCGACCTTCGCGGCTTACCTTCAGGGCAAGATCACTTCGACCGATAACAAGGTAACGCAGTATTTCGCGCCTTCTGCTACGGGTTGGAACGTCATCGTTAATGGCGCTAGCGCGGTTGACGATAGCTCTAGCGTTTGGCTTATCCTGACACCTACGGCGGGGTTTGCGGCTGGCACAATTACTTTGCCGCCTTCGTTGTATTGTGTCGATAAGCAAGAGATCATTGTAAACTGTACGCAGATTGTAACGACGTTAACGATTGTGGGCAACGGGGCTTCTGTCAGTGGAGCGCCCACAACTCTAACGGCTGGCGCGAGTTTTCGCCTTCGCTTCGATGGCGTTACGCAGACTTGGTACAAAGTTTAATAAAGGATTAAAACTATGTCGGTTGAACAGGCTATATGCCCCGCTTACGGGACGGGGCAACTCGCGGCGACTGCTTCTAGCGCCAGCACGGCAACAATTCCGGCTGGCAATAAGCAGATTATACTAACGGTTACAGGCGCGCAGCCTGTGTATTTCCGGGTTACAAACGCCGATGATACTACGGCGGCAACTACGGCGGATTGCTTGGTCAATTCGGTTAATCGCATGATTGTTTCCAAAGGCGAACAAACGCGCATTTCGCTAATATCGCCGGGTGGGGCTAGTCAGGTTCATATTATGGGATGCGAAGGCTTTTCGAGTATGTGACATGCAAATAAACATTATGAACGGCATTTATGTTGACACAACGGGGGAGTTGCGCACGTCATACCCGCGCAACTTCTACCCCATTCCAAAACAGAACGGCGTTTCTAAAAGCTACCTTCGCCCCGCTGAAGGCTTGGTTGCGTTCGCCAGCAATGGGCCGGGGTATGATAGAGGCGGCATTAATTGGAGCGGGTTACTCTACCGTGTCATGGGGAGCAAGTTAGTTTATATAGATCAAAGCGGAACTATAAACATTATCGGCGAAGTCGGTAACGACGGGTTGCCAGTTACGATGGTTTATTCGTTCACTAGGTTAGCCATTCTTTCGGGAAAGAATTTATTTTATTATGACGGTAGTGCACTCACGCAAGTAACCGACGTCAATCTCGGCTCAAACTTTGATATGATTTGGGTTGACGGTTACTTTATGCTAACCGATGGCAATTCTTTAATCGTAACAAATCTAGGCGACCCCACAACGATTAACCCGCTTAAGTATGGTTCGGCTGAAGCTGACCCCGATGCAATCAACTGTTTGCTTAAGTTGCGCAATGCGCCTGCGGCTGTTAATCGCTATACGATTGAGCTTTATCAAGACGCGGGCGGCTCGCTGTTCCCCTTCCAACGAATAGACGGCGCTGAAGTCACGCGTGGCGCTTTGGGTTATAAATGCGCTTGTATCTTCCTAGAACAAATCGCCTTTTTAGGCTCAGGAAAGAATGAACCCCCCGCCGTCTATATGGCAATTAACGGGCTATCAACTAAGATTTCTACCCGCGAGATTGATACCATTCTACAAACCTACTCTGAAACCGTTTTGAGCAAATCTGTTGTTGAACCCCGCTTTGATAAATCAAATGCTATCTTGTATGTTCATTTGCAGGATCGCACTCTAGTTTATGATTACAATGCTTCGCAAGCCGTTCAAGAGCCTGTGTGGTTTACGCTTGATAGTGGATTGGGCGCTTATTCGCAATATCGCGCCCAATTCCTTGTATGGTGTTATAATCAGTGGAACTTCGGCGACCCCGCCAATTTTACGATAGGCACATTCTCGCAAAGTTCCGGTCATGCTTACGGTAATGAAATTAGTTGGGATTTCGGGACCATAATGCTTTATAATGCCGGGAATGGCGCTATTGTGCATGAGTTAGAGCTAATATCGGTTACAGGGGCAATTGCGCCCGGTTCCAAGCCTACCATATGGCACACGTTTTCGACTGACGGGGTTACATGGTCAGTGGAACGCCCTCGCTCGGCAAGCCGCATAGGGCAACGCACGGCGCGTTTGAATTGGCTACAGTGTGGGAATATGCGAAGCTTTCGTATTGAGAAATTCAGAGGAACTTCATCAGCACGCATCGCGCCTATGGCTTTAGAAGCTAGATTAGAGGCGCTTAATGACTAGCGCGCTAGCAACTCTTAATCGTAAGCAGCTACAAGAGTTATTCCAGAATAACCCTATCGCGGTTAAAGCGTTTGAAAACCTGTTTGATTTGTTGAAAGCAACGTCAGGTTCAAACGCTTTCGCCGATGCTTTGACTAACGCAGACACAGCGGGAGAAAAAGCGGTTGAGGCTTTCGCGCTGGTTGCCGAATTAGTTAAAAACTTAACCGGAACCTATTTTAGACCAAACATTGATTTGCCCACAATAGACGCATACGCCCCGCCCAGGCCAGACGCCCTTAACATTGACATTTCGCAACCGCCAATAGCTCTAGGCTCACTTGCGCAACAGAATGCGGAAAATCTTGTGTTGAAGCCCCGCGCTCTAATGTCACCCCCGCTTAACGGGGATTTGGTTTTTGAGGCTACTGCTAATACTACGGTTACGATCAGAATGCGGGGGGCAGATGGCGTGTCTCGCTCTATAGCTCTAACGATTACTTAAAGGTGTGCTATGACGGTTACAGTTAAAAATATCATCCCGCGCATACAGATTACTAACTCGCAAACTTCGCAATACGTCGCGACTAACTGCAAAACGGTTATCGACAAATTCACGGTAACTAACACAAGCGGCGCTGCGGTTACTATCAGCGTTAACTTAGTTCCTAACGGCGGCTCAGCTTTGGCGTCAAACTGCGTTCTATATCTTAAGAATATTCAGCCCAGTGAAACCTATAATTGCCCCGAACTCGTTGGGCAGTCACTTGAACCGGGCGGCTTTATCTCGACTATTGCGGGCGCAGCTACGGCGTTGACCGCTTCGGCTACAGGGCGTGAAATCACTTGATCTAGGGCGCTCGCCCGCCTATTGTGGGCATTGCAGAGTTTCGGCCTTCCTGCGTGGCAACCTGTAGGGTTAGCTATGACCGAAACGAAGCTAGTTTCCTCTGATAAGATCGAACAGCTTGAGGCAATGCTTTTGCAATTGCCTCAAGCGTCTTTGCCTGTAGTGCATGAGTTTTGCGAAGGCGTTTACGCCCGCACTATGCACATTGCAGCCGGAACTTGTTTGACTGGCGCAATTCATCGCGAAGACAATTTCCTAGTTATCCGCGAAGGCGATATTGCGATTTGGACAGACAAAGGAATGAAGCGGTTTAAGGCTGGCGACTTAATCAATTCTAAAGCCGGTATCAAGCGCGCGGGTTATGCCTTCACTGATACAGTTCTAACGACGTTTCACGCCAACCCCACAAACGAGACTGAGCCTGAATTACTTTGGGAATTGTTCACAGTTGGGGACGTTTCAGAATTAGAATTCAAAGTGAATTTACTTATTGAGGCTTAGTTATGACCTTTGGACTTAGCGCAGCCGCGATAGGCGGTTTAGCAATGGCGGCGGGCGGAATTGGTTCGGCGCTTATTTCCTCGAATGCTTCAAGCAACGCCGCGTCGGCGCAGACCGACGCGAGCAATAAAGCTCTAGGCGTTCAACAGGATCAATTCGCAGCTATCCAAAAGCTGTTAGCACCGTATGTTCAAACGGGGACTGCGGCTAACACCCAAATGGGCAATATATCCGGCGCTAATGGCGCGGCGGCTGAGCAAACCGCAGTCAACGGAATTCAGAATGGTCCGACCTTTCAAGCCCTGAATAAGCAGGGGCAAGACGCTATTTTGCAGAATGCAGCGGCTACGGGCGGGGTCAGGGGCGGGAACGTGCAAGGCGCTCTAGCGCAGTTTTCGCCCGCGCTTCTTAATCAGCTTATTAATCAGCAATATTCGCAGCTAGGCGGCTTGAACACTACCGGCGCAAATGCAGCGGCGGGGCAAGCTACAGCGGGGCAGAACTTTGCTAACAGTTCGTCAACGCTTCTGAATAACATAGGCTCGGCGCAAGCGGGCGGGGCTTTGGGGCAAGCTAACGCGGCGAACAGCGGGATTAGTTCTTTGCTCGGCGGCTTGGGTTATTATCAAGGCGCAGGCGGTTTGTCGGGAACTACTGGCAGCTTGTCTAATTTGAATTCCTTGTTTAATAATTGGGGCAATTTCCACTAAGGAAACCGTTATGGCGTTAGATGCTCAGGGGCCATTTAATTACAACACTATTGCGGATCAACAGACCGTAAGCCCCGCTCAAGCCTATACAGGCGGGATAGGCGCGGGTCAGGCTGCGGTTACGGGTCAAATTGCCGTGCAAGGGCAAGCTCAAGGGCTACTCATGCAACAGCAAATGCAGAAGGACGCGGCGGCTGTAGGGGCTAACCCAACCCCGCAAGCTTTGGCGGGGCTTGCGACCAAATATCCGCAGCTAGCCGATAAGTTCAAAAACGTATCTGAAATGATGACAACGCAACAACGCGACGCGGCTATACAATCTGCGGTTCCTGTTTACGCGGCTGTTCAAAGCGGTAATTACGAAACTGCGGCTAAGCTAATGGATAACAATGCAGCCGCAGCTACCAATGCGGGCGATACCGCAAAAGCCGCGCAATACACAATGTATGCTAACATGATTAGGCAACACCCCGACCAAGCCAAGACGTTGCTAGCTTTCCCTTTGATCGGGGCAATGGGCGCAGATAAATTCGCTGAAACGTTCAAGACGGTTAACGACGTTAACGCCACGAATGCGAAGTTGCCTGCTGAAGTCGCTAAGGCGAACGCCGACGCGGCGACGGCTGGCGCTCAAGCGGCGGTTGCGCCACAGGCGGCGGGGCTTGGCGTGCAAAAGACGGCTGCGGAAATTGCCGACATTACGGCTAAGCAAAAGCAGGCTGCGGATCAACTTAAGAGTGATACGCAAGTTAAGATGCTTGAGCTTAATCAAAAGTATGGAGCACCAGAAGGGGCTAATTTAGAGCTTGTCAACGCTTCGGTTAAGGCTTCGGTTCAAGCTAATGCCGACGCGAACCGCTTCCAAAACTTCGCGACCGAATACGCTAATACAGTTCAAGGTGGCGGCAAGAGTTGGGCTGCGAAGGGGTTTAACGCACTTCCGGCGAATTGGCAGGAGGGGCTTAAATGGGCAACTGGCAACGCCGATAGCCTAACCGATATTCGTAACCAATATGACATTATGAGAACTAAGGGGCTTGTCGCCAATCTTCCGCCGCAAGTCACAAGGCTTACCGATAGTGACTTGAAGGTGTTTAATGCCGGTATTCCTTCGGCTAATGCTTCGCCAGTTAGAGCGGCTGCATTCCTTCAGTCAATGGCGCTAGTTAAGCATGTTGAAAGCGCAACGGAAGATGCTAAAGCGCAATGGGCGGCGGCTAACCGAAGCTTGGCTAATGCCAGAAGTGACATAACAGTAAACGGCGTTACGGCTGCGGCGGGAACTTCATTTAAGAAATTCCTTGACGATTATTTGGCTAGCGACGTTAAAGAATACAAGCAAAGCATTAACACAGCTTCAGTAAACAATGCGCCCTATGCTTCATTCCTAAACCCGACTGGCGCTCAAAGATAATTAAGGGTTGCCCACAATGGCTAATTTTAACGCCGACGTTGACCCGCGCTTGCTTGATAGTATCAAGACGGCTTCGGAAGGCTACCCCTACCAAGTCAAGCTGATTTCCGGCTATCGCGAAGGCGACCCGCGTTTTCACGGTAAAGGGATGGCGGTTGACGTTCAATTAGTTGACCCCGACACAGGCAAGCCTATCCCGAACTATCAAAGCCCTGAGAACTTCCGAACCTATGAGGAATTCGCGCAAAAGGTTCGTCAGGTTCAACAAGAGAAATACCCCGACATGAGCAATGCCCTTCGTTGGGGCGGCTACTTTCCGGGTAAGTCTAATTACGGCGCTACCGATCTAATGCACTTTGACACGGGTGGCGAAAAAGTCGGTATGGGCGGGGGCGATTGGGATAATGGGTTAAGCGGCTCGCAGCGCAAGCTACTGCCGAACGCTGTTAGTGTGGGCATGGCCGCGCAACGCCCCGCTTCAGATTTAGTTGCTGACGCTACGAAGGCTAGCAATGACGCCACAAGCGGGCCATCGACTTTTGACAAAGTTCAAGCCGAGTTCGCCGCAGCTATTCCAAAGTCACAGCTAAGCAACCTGTTGACGGCTTATCAAAGTGGCGCAATGCCCCCTGATGCTAAGCAGGCGTTTGAAGCTGACGTGCATAGCGGCAAAATCTCGTTGCCGGTTGGCGTAACGGTTGGCGGCGCTCCGCCCGCGAACAATGGATTTTCGCCTATCGTGGTTCCGCAATCGGCGGTTGACGCCTACAATGCGGGGGCTAAAAATCCCTATGACCAAGGCGTAATGCCGGACAATGCCAGACAAGCTTTTGACGCGGATTTGCAGTCGGGCAAAATCGCGCTCCCTTCTGGCGCAGTTCTCAACCCGCATTACATGGGCATTGGCGAGAATATCAAAGAAGCGGTTACGGGTGATTTGCGGTCAACCCCCGCAACACAAAACTTGCCCGAAATCGGAAGTTCGTCAAGCGCCTCTTTGTTTGATGGTCAACCGAACGCGGCGCAAGGAAAGGCTTTGATCGCTGGCGCTATAGCGTCAGGCGCGAAAGGCGACCAATTATTGAAGATTGTTCAAACGCAGTTTCCGGGTATCACCTATCAAGAGGATTACAAAGGTAACAAAATCCTAGTCAACCCCACAAATGGCGCACAGTTCTTACTCGACAAGCCGGGTATGACGCAGCGCGATTTGTTGCAGGGCTTAGGCGTCGCTGCGGCCTTCACGCCAGCCGCGAAGGCGACAACGATAGTAGGCGGGGCTGTGGCGAATGCGGCCACGGAAGCGGGGTTGCAGACCATACAAGCGGCGGGCGGCGGCAACTATGACCCGGCCTCGATTGCCACGGCTGGCGCAGTCGGCGGGGCGTTCCCGGTTGTCACGCGGGCGGCTGAAGCGGTCGCGCCAGTCCTAAAGAGTGCGATCGGTCGCGGGGGTAAGGCCGCTGAAGCCCCGGTTGCGGACGCGGGGGCTACCGCTGGCGCGGTTGAGCCTGCGGCGGCTACCCATGCCCCGACTGAAGCGCCGACCCCCGCCCCTGCGGCTGCGGCCTCGAACGTAAGCCCTGCGGAGCGGCTAGCGCAGCTTGACGCCAAAATGAAAGGAACGCCTGAGCTTGTAACTAAAGACGGTTTCAAAATCCCGGCGCAACCCGGCGAATTCTTGACGCACGCTGAAATCGCCGAACGCAAGGCACTTATCGAAGGCGGGGCGGCTACGGCTGCGCCAGAGGCTACGGCGGCTGCGAAGGCCGCGCCGGAAGCGCCCGAACCGACCTTCGCGCACGATACGCCTTTGCCTGACGTTATCACTCAACAGCCTAGCCTGAAGGGTGTTCTAACGCATTTGAGCGAGAACGGATCAACGCCATCCGCAAGAGAAATGGCGACCAAGCTAAGCGAAATGGTTGATAATACCACAATTAAAATGGAAGGTGGCGCGACTTCGCGGGTTAGACAGCAGCTAGAGCAAGAAAACCCCGATAACGCTATTTTGGGGTATTATCATACAGGTTCCGATAGCGTAACCATTTCACACGATATTCCTAACACGGAAAACATCGTGTTGCATGAAGCCGCTCATGCGGCAACGGCTAAGGCGCTTGAAGCGAATGGCGAAGCCGCACAGCAACTAAAAGCGTTATATGAGCGGGTTAAGTCGCGGTTGCCCGATAGCTACGGAGCTTCAAACCCTGACGAAATGATAGCGGAAGCTTTTAGCAATCCTGAGTTTCAGGCGGCGCTTAAGAACATTCCCGTTAGCACAGGTTCACGCATTGGCGATATGTGGCAGCATTTCAAAAACGTAGTTTTCGGCGTGCTAGGTATGCCCGACAAACAGCGTTCGCTGTTCGATCAAATTATGGATGCGGGCAGTCAACTAAGCAAAGAGCAAAAGGCGGCGGCTTCTGGCGCGAGCGCGGGCGCAGCGAGGGCAGCCATCCCGTCGCTAGGCGAGAAAGGAACGCCGAACCCGTCGAAGCCTACAGAGGAAGTTGCAACAACGCTAGGCAATGCGGCTAAGAGCGGGCTTAACTCTGAGCAAGCAAAACAATCCGCGCTTAATATCGTAAAGCCTGACCCTAAGATAGTGAAGGCTTACGAAGATTTGGGGCTAACCGGCCACATCGAACCCGACTTTGTATCAACTAATTCGGCTTACCGCGAAGTTGCGCAAGGGCTTAAGGGCATTATCGGTTCAACGGCTAAGGCGAAAGAGGGTGAAAACCTTATCGCTATTTCCAAAAAAGCTAAAGACGTAATGGACAAGATCGGGTCAACCGATGACATAAGCACGCTTAGCGAGACAATCAAAGGCAAGCTCAGCGACGCTTACGACGAAGCGAAGAAAGTAGCTAAGGGCTATTACGACACGCTAGATGCAGCTATTAAGCCTATAACCCCCGTCAAAGCCGATAACGTCCTGAGCATGGTTGAACAGAATGCGGCTAAGCTTGGGGGCGAAGCCAATCTTTCGCCAATGGAAAAAGAACTACTTAACAAGCTTCGACCGAAAGACGGTAACTTGCCCACATACGCGCTCTTGGATCAACAGCGGCGCGACATTTATTCGGGCATGAAGAATAGAGGGCCATTCGCCGACGCTGACGACAGATTGAAGGGTCAGCTATACGATGCAATTACGAAGGATCAAGGCGCAGTCGCGGAAGCTAACGGCGTGGGTGACACATGGGCGAAGGCTAAGGCCGCAACCCAAGTTTATCAGGGCATTAAAAACGATATAACCGTCGCCTTTGGCAAACAGGTTGACAAGAGTATTCAAGGAAGCATATCGGCGAAGCTCGAAACCGCCTCTAATGCTCTGGCGAAGGGCGATACCTCGCATTTTGCAAAGCTGATTTCCGTTATCCCAAAGGACATGCGCCAAGAGGTTGTCGCTTCCGTTGTCGGCGGGGTCTTGACTAAGAAGGCTCGCGACGGCTTCCTGAACTTTACTAACTTCGCTAATTGGTATGACGGGTTGCTAAAGAACAAAGCTTCTTATAATGCCGTTATGGTTCATTTGCCCGAAGGCGCGGCAAAGCAGTTGCAAGACCTTTACGAAATATCGAGGGGCTACCGCGCCGCTAAGATGGTTGCGGTAAAGAACGGTTTGATTACGTCTTTGCAAGATAAGTTCCAAGGGCCGGATAGCCTTGTCAGCAAGATTTACGGCGCAGCGGTTAACTCGGCCACTCACGTTGCAGCCCATGCGGGCAGGCATGGCATAGCCGAGTTCGCTACAGGGGCAATGGGCTTGCCTCATGGCGTAGGCGCGGGAATATCCGGCTTTGCCGCTGCAATAGGTTCGGCGTTTACTCATGCAGGTTCTAAGTCGGCTGCGGTAAAAGCGGCTGACGATTTGATTTCGTCAAAAGAGTTTAGGTTAGCCATTAGTCAACACTCGGCTGGCAACACTGAAGCCGCAGCTTCGCGCCTTGCCTATAGCAAACCCTTCATTCGCTTTGTGCGGAGTGTGGGCAATCCACGCGAAATGACAGACAAGCAGCAATGGGTTATGAAGGCATTGCAAGCCGAGAATAATTCTCAGAGC